CGATTCTACCCCGACACGAACCCCTGCCACCTGATGGTCACCGGGTGCATGATCCGCTCCGGGTCCGGGATGATGCTGCTGGTTGAGGGCATCTCGTAGACGGACATGCCGGCGAACTTGGTCCCCTTCCCGAAGGCTGCAATGATCTTGTCCGTGATCGCCGTGCCCACCATGATCCCCTTCCCGGGGCGATAGCAGGCCGCCAGCTGGCCGAAGCCCTGCTTCAGGGACGGGCCGTCATCGGCCAGGCCGTAGTTCTGCGTTCGGTTCGGGAACCACTGCAGCTCCAGCCATGCACCCGAGGCCGGGGGCGTGAAGCCCAGCCCGGGGTAAGCGCACGGCAAACCGACCGCCGTGGCGAAGGTGGCCACAAGCCCGGCGAAGGCATCATAGATCTCGGTGTCCGTCATCCCATCCGTCCTTTCACCTCTGCGGTGACCTCGGCCACGATGAAGTCCCAGCGCTGTGCCGCAGCCCGAGCGAATCCCTTACCTGGTTGGGCGTAGGTCCTGCCCAGGCTGTCCTCGCCATAGAACCCATGCTCCATGCGCATTGCATAGGCCGCAGTCCAGCCGGCCCACACCGTCTGGCCCAACTCCATGCTGGCGAACACCAGCGTGGGATCCATCGCGCCGTTGGTGGGCATGCCCTCGAGGGAGGCCGCCCGGGAGTTTCGAAGGAACCCGGTATCCACCGGCATCCTCCCTCCCTGGCCCTCGGGGGTTCCCGCCTCTTCCATCAGGCGTTGCGCCGACTCGCGGAAGACGGCCAGCTGCATGGCCTTGGCCTTCTCCGCAAAGGCGCGGACCTGGGCGCTGAACTTACTGGCCACGCCTCACCTCAGCCGCCATGTCCACCTGATACGTCTTCGTGCAGCGGCAGCCAATCGTTTCCTCCGGCCCGGCGCCCAAGGCGGTATCGCCGGGGAACCGCAACAACGCCCCGCTCGGGGTCTGAAACGGCTCGCCGAACCTGCGCTTCTGCCCGTTCATGGCCCGGTGACTGTTTCGGGTCCGGTCGTCGCCCGTATCCGACCAGCCGCACGTGACGTTCTCGGGTGCCAGGCGGCCGGCCTCGATCTGCTGCCTGTAGGCCTCATCTCGACCGGCGTTCATCGCCGTCAGCGACTCCGTCCTGGCGATCATCTCGCCTCGCAGCGCCAGCAGGCGGTCGGAGTAGCGGCCGGCGATCTTGTCGATGTCAGCCTGCGACACCGGCTTGCCGGCGGCGATGGCCCGCTTAACGATGCCATCCAGGCGCTTGTCCCGTCGCTGCCGGTCAAAGTACGCCGCCATCTGCCCCGGGTCACCGCTGGCCAGCTGCTGCCGCACGTTCGCGACAAATTGCGACTGCTGCGCCGTCAGGCCAACCACCCCGCCGCTACGCCTACCGGTCTCGCCCACCCGCCCCACCAGCTCCAGTGCGGTCTGGCGCGGGTTGATCCCGGCTGCCATGCCGCGCGTCAGCAGCTGCCGCACCAGCACCCGCTGATCCTCCACCACGCCGGTGATCAGGCGCGACGAGTTCTGCTGCAGCCAGGTCTCCACGCCCTGGTTTCGCATGTCGAACCCGAACCGCAACAGCGGTGTGTTGGTCGACGGGTTGTAGCCGCCGCGCACCTGCTGCCGCAGGGACAGGGTGGGCAGCTCCTTCAGCCCGGCATCGCCGCCGGCAACGAACGCCTGCCGCACCGACTCGGCGACCGGGGAGAATCGCTCCGCATCGAAGCCCAGCGCGTCCAGCACCGCATCCACCTGGCCGACACGCAGCAGCTCCGCGAGCAGGTCCAACTGCACCTGCGAACGCACGCCAGCGACGGCCTGCTCGAACGCGCGGCGGATGGCCGGCTCCAGCCGCCTGGCCAGCATCTCCAGCTCGCGGGGGGTGAGGTTTGCCATCAGCGTCGGGCGTGGAATTCGTAGAGCAGGACCTGGCCACCCGGGGAGAGCGGCTGCAGGTCAACGAAATGGAAAGGCTGGCCGCCCAGCAGGATCCGGTCGTCCTTGGTCGGCGAAATGTCGATCGCGGTGGAGATCAGGCCGAGCTTGTCGCCCTGCAGCACCAGCGTGGTATCGCGGTTGGTGAGGCTGTACTCCAGCTCCACCGCCCTGCAGCTGTGCAGCGTCGGCGTGCCGGGCTGCGGATTGTGTGGCGGGCCGTTGGGCGCGCCGTCTCGCTCCAGTTGCGCGGCGAAGCCGTAACGGTCGATCAGCCGCGTGGCCGTGGCCTGCATTCGGTCGTAGAAGGCGCTCATACGACCCGCACCGTCGGACCGACCGCGGGCGTGTGCAGGAGCGGCGCCAAGATCTCATCGATGGCGGAAATGATCGGCCGGTTCGGGGTCGCGCCGGCGGCGGTGCCATCGGCATAGTTGACCTCGATCGGACCCACCTTCTCCTTGGTGACCTGCTCCACCGCGACGAAGTCAGGCGACAGGCTGCCAGGGTTGGCCAGCTCGCGCAGCGCCGCCTCGTAGGTAGCACGTTCGACCTCATCCGGGATCTCATCGGGCTGGATCGGGTCACCGTCGTAGTCCACAGCACCGGTGCGGGGCCATTCGTTCGGCTGGCCCCGCCCGGCAGTGCGTACGCCGGGGAACAGCGACGACCAGCGGCCGGAGGCGAGAAGCACCCGGTACCGGCCGTCGATGTAGTCCGTGGCGCGGACGAGCGCGCCGGTCCGAGCGTCGTCCGATCCCGCTGCCCAGGCGGCGTTGCCGCGCGCCTGGTGGTAGCTGTCCGCGCCTTCCAGCGTGCCGTACATGGTCAGCCCTCGCCGCCCGGGTTGCCGGTGCCGGCCGCAGCCTTCTCGGCATCAGCGATGGCAGCCTGCAGCTTCGGCAGACCCCAGTTGCCCTTGGCGTCGATGCCCAGCTCCTTGGCGCGCGCGATCAGTGCGTCCTTGTCGGCACCGCCCTCGCCGCCCGGGTTGCTGCCGGCAGCCGGGCCGCTGCCACTGGGATCGCCACTGGTAATGCTCAGGATCTCGGCCTTCACCCAGCCTTGAACCACCGAGTTCTTCTTCAGCTGCTCCCAGTTCGCGACCGGAGTCTGCTCGCCCGGCGGCAGGATGGTGCCGTCCGGAAGCCCGAGGGGACCGGTGTGGTTGTTCGTGATCTTCATGCTTCGCTCCAGTGAGGCCCCGGCAGATCGCCGGGGCCGTGGTGATCAGATGCCGTCGAGGTAGACGACTTCCTTCGGCAGGCGGACGTCCAGGCCGCCCAGGCGCATCACGCCCGGGATGTCCCAGCGAAGCGGGCCGCTCTGGTACGCGGGCAGGAAGCGGTGCGGCATCGGAATGTGCAACTTCAGCACCTGCGGGTCGTTGCGGTAGGCCACCAGCCGGGTGGTGCTGCCAACGCCGGCCGTATCCAGGCCGCGTACGCCGCGCAGGGTCAGCTGCTGACCTGTCTGGACGGTGTAGACGTTGTTGGCCATGAACCACTGCAGCACGGTCATGTCGCTCTGGTCGCTCATCTTGCGGGTGGCGATCAGGAGGTACTTCGACCACGGCAGCAGCATCGTGTTGGCGATGGACGCGGTGTTGGTGCCGTTGAACACGTTCAGCAGCGCCTGGTTCAGCGTGGCGGTGATGAGGTTCGTGTCCGTGCTCGCATCCCAGCCACCAGTGGGTGCCGCAACCGGGGTAACGCCGGCCGCATTGAACAGGCCGGTGAAGCCCTTGCTGGTGTCGCCGAGCAATGCCACGCGGTCGACCATTTCCTCCGACGCCCGGCGCGCGGCGGCAGCATCTTCGGTGGAGAGGCTGATCCCCAGCAGCCGGGCGCGGCCAACCTCTTCCCAGCCGTAGCCATAGCCGATGCCCGCGGTGTACACCGGAGTCTCGAACTTTGCTCGAACGGTGCCGGCCTTGGGAATGTCGTCAGCGTTACCGTTGATCCAGTCGGCCCGGCCGTACTGGTCCTGCGACATGTAGGTCACCGAGGTGGCGAACTCACTGCCGGAGGTATCAACCGGCACCAGCGACCGGTACTGGACGTCCGGGTACACGGTGCGATAAACGCCGGGCTCGATGATCGAGGCCTGCGCGATAACGAAGCCCAGGGCGGCCTGGGCATCGAACAGTGGGGTTGCTCCAAACATGGGATTGGCTCCTTAGCCGAGACGAACGACGGCCAGCTGGCCGGCGGCGGTGGTGCTGGTGTCCCAGCTGGCACCGGGAACTGCGGTGTTCCCGGTGGTGACGTTGGTGAAGGCGCCGGCGGCGGTCAGGTACACCGCATCGCGCGCGGCAACGGCGACCGAGGCGACGACCCAGATGTCACCCTTGGTGCGGATGCGCGCCGACTCGCCCACGCCGAAGGCATCGAGCGTGCGACCGTTGACCTGGCCAGCCGTCACGGTCAGGCCGGATGCCGAGCGGTCCAGCTGGGCGATGCCGACGTACTTGCCGCCGGCGAAAGCCTTCACCGACTTGTCGGTCGCGCCCTGCTCGACGGCCTTGCCGAAGGCGATGGCAGCACCTTCGACGGTGCGGGAGATCTCGGTGGCCGGAAGCATGGTGGCCGGCGCACCAGCGATTGCGACGGGCTGGGTGTCCGGGTAAGTGGTCTGCAGGGCCATGGGTTAGGCCTCCTTCTGGTTGGCGGTGCGGTAATCCAGACCGGCCACGGATGCGGCATAGCCGTTGTCCTTGACCTGGGTCGGCTGCGAGCGACTGTCGCGCATGGCCTGCACGACCGGGTCCTGCGGCTTGGCGTTGGTGTAGAGGCCGTCGAACAGCGCCTCCACGTACGCCTCGTGCTTTCCGGCCACCGCCGCGTCGCCGAGCTTGGCCACCACGGCAGCCTGGCGCACCTGGGCATCGGTCTTGCCGCTGTAGTCCGTGTCGTGCACGGCCTTGGCCTTGGCCACCAGGTCGCCGCGCTGTTGGACGCGCGTATCCAGGTCGGCGTCGCTAAGTACCTGCGCCTTGAGCGCGTCGCGCTCGCCTTCGGCTTTGGCAATGGCCGCGTCCTTGGCGGTGATGGCGGCGTGGTGCGCCGCCTCGGCGGTGCCCGCTGCGGTCTGTGCATCCTTCAGCTGCTGCTGCAGCTTGTTGATCGCCTGGGCGCCGGCGTCGTTCGTGACGACGGACAGCCCATCGACCAAGATGGTCTTGTCGCTCATGTGGTTCTCCTGCGGTTGTGGATGGGCGCTTGGATCCGGTGCACCGGGGGTGCGCCCATCCCCGATGCGAAACTGAGAGCCGGCCCGGCCGCGGCGACACATGGCCAGGTGGTTGTTGCGGATGTTGGTTTGCTTGGCCTGGTAAGGCTCGCCTTCGGGCGTCACGCCGTCCTCCCAGACGATCTCGGCCGAGTAGCCTTGCGATAGCTCGCGCTTGCCGGATTCCCAGTCAGCGATTGCCGCCTGATCCATCAGGACCAGCGGCACGCGGATGCGGGTCTCGTCGTGCGACACCTCGTCGCCGGTCTGCCCCACCGCGTACTTCTTCCAGTTGTCGGCAGTGACCATCTCCGGCGGGTGATCGTTGGTCATAGGGCGGTGAGCGAAGCTGCGCAGCGTCGCGTCAGAGAAAACCTCCTCCGGGGCCCGGTAGACGTTGACCTTCAGCAGGTCGGGCCGCCCAAGCTCCTCACCCAGATATTCCTGGATGCCGGTGCGGGCCACGTAGGCATCAGCCACGAGGTAACCGTCCGCGGTGCGGCGGGGAGCCGACACCGAGACGCGATCAGTCAGGAACACCATGGTCAGTCCTCTCGGATGTCTTCGAAGATTTCCGGCCCCAGCACGATGCGGCCGCGGTACGGCTCGACCTTGGTGAGATCGATAGGCGCCTTGGTCAGGCTGATGTGCGGCGTGTAGTCCGGGTAATCGTGCGAGCCGCCGGCGCGGATGATGCTTTCGTGGCGCCAGCTCAGCTGCGAAGACGCGAACAGCAGCACCGCGGACATGCCACCCAGCGGCTCTACTGCCCGAGGACCGCCTTCCGGAACCACCAGCTGGTCAGAGCCATCGGTGCCCCAGTCATTGGCGTTGCCTGCCTTCATCCAGTCGAAGGCCTGCCGCGAGTAAGCAACTGTCACGTGCAGATCGTCCCGCAGGTCGGTTATGCCCTGGTCCTCCGCCCAAGCCGCGATGTCGCTGGTGTTCACCACCTTCCGGTGTACGTAGAGCGACCGGGGTTCGGCATCGACCACCGGAGTCACCGGCGCGCCGCCTTCCTCCAGATCGTCCTCTTCCTGATCGATCCCGTCCGGGTTTGCTTGCGCCCACTCCAGCATTTCTGCTTCCAGGCCAGGCACGACGCCGGCCTCGGTCAGCATATTCACTGCCACAGTAGACATGACCGCGTCGGGCACCAGGCGGGTGTCGGCAATGGTCTTGATCGTGTCCGCCGTGGTCTTGCCGATGGTCGCCCGCTCCGTGTCGGTGGTCTGCCACAGGCTGCGCCAGTTGTAGAACACCTCCGGCGGCCTGCTGCCCAATGCCGAGCGGATCAGGCACTCGTCCAGCCCCTGCAGTGCCGGCGTCAGCACTAGCTCCTGCCCGGAGCTGATCCGGTCGTAGTAGTTGCGCAGGTCGCCCTCGCCCGTGGAGTTCAGCCCTGCCGGCGACTGGCCCAGCAGCCTAGTCATCGGGATGTCGGACGCTCCCGAGGATAGCTGTAGGAAGGCCATCAGGACGTCGGTCAGGCCGCCGAACTGGAGCTGCTTCTGCTCGTAGTGTTCCTCGGCGTCCAGCAGCAGCGCACCGTTGATGCCCTTGGCCATCATGGCCAGCTGCATCCTGCTCAGCATCTGCGCTTCGTAGGCCGGGTCGGACAGCATCGACATGAAGTTCGGGATCTTGATAACGTCGACCTTCGCTTCGAATACCAGTGAAGCAATGTTGCCGGCCGTGCTGTCGGCGTCCTTGATGGCCTTGCTGATCGCCAGCAGCACCGAATCGCCCCATCCGTCACCAGTGTCCAGCTCCGGATCCGGCTTCGTGGCGCCCTGCAGGATCACCAGCCGGCTTGGATGGATCCGCAGCTGCCCGGCAGTGCCACTGCTGAGGTTGTAGTACGCGGGCCGGCCGTAGCCTGGTGATTCGGGGTCACGGTCCAGCTCTCCTGCCTGCAGCACCCGCTTGGACAGCACGTTGATGTGCTTGATGCCGCCCTTGCCCACCGATTCCGGGTTCAGGGGCTTCAGCGGGTCGGACTGCCCCGTACCGATGTAGAGAGCAGCACCGCCGGCGAGACGTGCGCGCGTAAGCGCTTCGAGCATCTTCTGCTGGAGGCCGAGTCGCTTTTCCTCTGCCTCGATGGCTGAGATCTCGGCCTGGTCAGCGCTCCAGCCGCGCCACTTGCGGCAGCTGTCCATTGCAGGGATATCGATGACCTTCCGCGCCAGCCAGGTGCCGCGGTAGGCATTGTTTGCGTCTGCCTCCGTCAGGAGCGGCAGGCCGTAGAACGAGGAAGCCGCCTTGTCGCGAGGCGTGCCCAGGTTGGCAACCAGGTTGACGAGGCCGTCCCTGATCTGTGCGATTTTGCCCATCAGAGTGCGTTCCCGAGATTGTAGGTGCTGCCGGTGACGAGCTCGGCGAATGCGCCCGAGAGCCCGTCCACCTGGTCATCGTGTTTAGCGTTGGGGAACTCAGCGATCTCGTCCAAGAACGCCGCCACCCATGGGCCATTCACCAGCTTGATATTTCCGGCCTCGGCCTGAGCCTCAACCGGGGTCGCCCGGACCTCCTTCGATCCGGATTCCAGCACCGCCTTGACGTCCCACCCCGCCAGCAGCTTCACCTGGTGTGCGGCGTTGCTCTTGCCGGCGGCGCCAGGGTCCTGCGGGATGCGCACCTTGATGGCCTTGCCATCCTGCAGCGCTGTGTTCTTCAGCATCCGCTCCACGCCGGCGGGCGACACCTGGTCGCGTACGACGTCGAGCACGTAGTAAGTGCCAGCGGATTCCCCCAGCAGCAGACCGACGGTGTAGTCCGGATCGCTGCTGGTTTTCTCCTTTGGGTCGGTGGCAGCGAAGTCCCAGCGCCGAACCTTCCGTGCCGACGCGATCGCCGGTGCTGCCTCCACCACCTCGAACCACTCCCGCTTGAACCGGCCACCGTCGCGCGGCGTCGGGCGCTGCTGGTACTGGCCGGCGTATGCATAGCTGCCCTTCGCGCGCTTCAGCCTGTCGACCTCGGCGCGCGGGAAGCGCTCCGGGAACAGCAGCTCGCCGTCCACCGTGCGCGGGTCTTGGAAGAACAGCTCCCCGTCGACATACGTACGGCACGGGCCGCCCGACTTCTTGCCGTCCTTGTCGACCCGCTCAGCCTCGAACTCCATCGGCAGGTTCAGGTGCACGAAGCCCAGGTCCAGCTCCATGGCCACCGCTGCGACGTCCTGCTGGTGCAGGCGCTGCATGATGATCACCATCGCCGACGACGTAATGTCGTTTAGGCGGTCGGTGATGCCCTCCCGGAAGATCCGAACCGCGGTCTTGCGCTCGGCGTCGCTCTCGGCCGTCTCGGTCGAATGCGGGTCGTCCACCTTCACCCGGTCGCCGCGGCCACCGGTCATCGAACTGAACGGTCTGGCCTCGCTGAAGCCGTTGCCGGTGTTCTCGAACTTCCCCTTTGCGTTCTGGTCGCCGCGCAGCTTCATCGGCCATGCGGCCTGGTACTGGTCGTTCTCGATGAGGCGCCGCAGTTTCAGATTGTCGCGCAGCACGTTGGGCTGGCTGTAGGAGGTGGCCAGCATCTGCAGGTCCGGGCGACCAACCGGCCCCCATTCCCACGCCGTCCAGAACACCATCAACAGCGACTTCATCATGCCCGGAGGCACTGTCATCAGTAGGAACTGGATGCGGCCCTCAGTGACTGCCTCCAAGTGCTTGCACATGGCCCGCAGCGCCCATCCGAACTTCAGCGGCCTGACCGGCTCCAGCACGTGCCAGTGCTCAAGTATGAAGCCCTCCAGCGACTGCGACCGGGCCCGGATGCCCTCAACGTTCTCGGCGATGCGCGCCCGCTCTCGCTCAGTCGCTCGCCTCGCCCGCTCCGCCCGGATCTCCGCCAACGTCGGCAAGCGGACCGAGGATCTGTTCAAGGCGGTCGAGTTCTTCATCCGAGATGTTGGTCA